ACGTAATAGCTTGATTGGATCTTTAGATCTTTGCAACGCTAACTTAAGCGTTGTATCTTTTTCAGAAGACTGGATTACGTCTAAAGCCATTCCCACTAGCGCTGCTTTTCCATAACCAGCTGTCTGTATCTGCCCTTTAAATGCTTTATATATGGCTTTAACATTATAACACCACTGTTCCTCCCTGTTCAAAACTATTTTAATTTGTTTAGACTTAGGAGCAACCGCTTCATAAGTTGCCTTATACATTCGCTGAGTCACATACTCCAGCTTATCTTCCATACCTAGTTCTATCGCTACTGCTCTCGAGTAGTCAAACACTCCCTGCAGGTTTGGTAGCACGATGTCTTTCCCTGTATTTTCGCCCTTGATTACTGCCATACCTACGTCTGAATCAATCTGTTCTGATATGCCACCTGCCACTCTGTGTATGTTTTTAATCCTATAGAAGTCTTCGACCCCCATATTACATACGATAGCTTGTCTGTCATAGTATACCTGTCGTAACTTTGCTATAGTAGTTACCGACATGCCTCTGTTCCTACAGTCTGAAAACCTGCTTTCCATCGACTCCACTAGGTCTCTGGCGTCTAGTGATAGCTTAGATTCTATTCTAGAGTGCATCAATGTTGCAATAGCCCTAGTCAAATACTGTCCTTTGCTACCTCTTGCATGGTCAATTCTTAGAAACTCAGCTATTCCCCCAAAAGCACATTTACTAGGTTGAACTCTGACATTATAGTCTTGACCCTTCTTTAGCGAACGCTGTGCTGTCACAAGGTTTAGTGTTCCTATTAACACATCGTCCCCGTTATGTAAACTAGCACCTCTTGCTTTAGTATCTTGACATATTAAGTCAGTATACACAGCGTTAAGTACTGAATTTACAAATGTAGTCAGTCTCCATCCCGATAGTAAAGTTCCCTCAGATTTATACTGTGTTTTAAGCCCCATGTTGTCATTGATTATTGTATGCTTAAGTGACCGTGCCGTCCATTCCACAGCTTCTAGCTGTTCAGGTTCGAAACTATCTTTGAATACATCGCCGTATGCATTTATCACTGCTTGCATCGAAGATACGCTATGCTGGCTATTGAAGTCCTCAAAATCTAAGCAGTACGGTAGCCTACCTCTTAGGACACCTGCTACCCTGTTTACAACGTTTGCATCATTAGCATCTTTACCTACCGGGAAGCGTCTTGGTAAGACGTTCTCACAGTTGTAGAACGCAAAATTTGACACAATGTAGCTAGTTATGTCAGTGCCGTAAATAGCTCGCAGTTTGCCCCACTCGTATTTTACTGATGACCATGCATGTAATTGTGGTGGTCTGCCCAGAAAGTGATCTTTATCATATCCCGGCATGTTGGATATGGCTATGAATTTATTTTTGAGATTCCTGTCTGTTCTGACAACGTATTTTTCATCCTCTGCGTATTGTGAATGTACACTACCCGCGGCACTCCACTGCCATCTTGAATTCCAATACTTTTCCCATTTCATACGTATCGGTTTTCTGCCGCAAGAAGAAGCGGATAAAAATATAGCAGCTGCAGCGTTATAGACTGTGTCATAGTCGAATTTAGTCACATTTGGATTTACCCTATGCTCCTTTTCTTCAGCCCAGTTCACTTCTCCATCAACTCTATTAATAAGCGTGTCTATCTCAAACACGCTTCTAAGGTCCTTCTGAACTATGTTCTGTAAAGACTTCGCTTCCACAGAAACACTTTTAGCTACTTCCTTGAATTCTCGTATGGAAGTTGTTTTAAATAAACCCGAACCCCTAACCAACTCTTGAATTTCATCCTCCAGAGTGTCAAACCACAGTATCACACCAGCAGCCATGCTCAAGGTAGTGTCTTTAGGCAGCCTCACCGCGTCCGAATCCAAAACTCTCTTTTTACCTAGCACCTTCATTATTTCCTCTACTGTGAAATGAAGATGATGTTGCGCAGTTATTTTCGTATTCGACAGACCTAGTAGAGTGTCTTTATCCATTTTATCACACGGAGCTCTTTCTGGGTACCTATCTCTAAACAACGGGTATAGACTCAGAGGTTGTGATATATCTATAGATTCGTACAACCCGTTAAAATGCCTTGTCATGATTGATATCACCTCCTTTCGCCTCGTAAGCAGATATTGGTCAACCAGCGCGTACCTGTATGTTACGTCAGACCCACTCAACCTAATTCCCTTTAGTAACACCCCGTGTAGAACAAAGTTACAGTCCGATTCTGATGCGGGGCACTTGTCCACTCCAACTAGCACATGAGTAGCATCTTTAAACTCTGCCGCTTCATAACCAATTCCATTTTTACTCTCCTTTCTAACTATGCACATAGGTACGTTACCGTCCCTCATTCTAAACTGTAACCTCATTCCGTTTCTTTGATCTTTAATTATTGTCATAGCTCGAATAGAGCCTGTTTCAATAGTATCCCTGTAAGTAGTGACAAATGCATGTTCCTCAATCGGTAAGTACCCTTCTGCATGGTTTTCTATTCTACATCTTCTGCAGGGTCTACTTCTTGAGCTGCCTCCAATGGAATAGTGTGGGCAGCGGTTCCCCTCACTATGGGTACTGCGGGCATTAGCTCGGGTTGTGCCTCGTGAAAATCCTGTCTCCTAGTACCGGTTCGGTTGTAAGATACAAACCTTGTTTTCTCAAAACCAGAAGTTGCGCCTACGTGGAATTTGGTAGCTACTCGGCGAGAGTCTACTACCATGACAGGCCTATGAACCATCTTCCTTCGCTTCCACGCTGAAACTTCAATCACCGGTTGATCAAAAGAGACATGACACTCACCATATTGAGCAATGTGCGCTGCATCAGGTAGATCCGATGATCTGCCCTGTCGTACGGTGGAGCTGGTTACTCGCATGATGTCAAATGTTCTTGACCTGCCAAATAATTCGTAGACTGCTATTACCGAATCCTCTGAATTGGCATAAGTCGGATACAGTTCCCCTGACCTAAAGTGCTCTACATTTAGATGATGGCCAAACAGCCTATATGTATTCGCCATTTTTGCAGCATCTTCTGGCGTTACTAGTCCGTTCCTATCAGCTGAGAAGCTCTGTTGCGGATGTAAGTGATGCAAGACAGGATAATCGGAGCTAACTGCACCTAACAGCAAGGATCCCGAAACATATTGAGGTACCGCGTCAAAGTAAACTGTCCCAGTGTGCTGATTGTCAACCACTTCGCTAACAACCATTTGCTTTATTCCATACATCCCAGATAGGTCAAAAGTTATATGACAATTATCTGTAAAACAGCTGTTAGTTTCTTTACCCGTGACCAGACTGATCATTGCTGCTCTCGCCGGAACCGTATTCAGTATGCCCAGCTCAGCATCAGTAGATACAAATGCATCTGTCCAGTCAGCGCAATCTTCTGAGAAGTTTGAGACCATCCCGTACATACCCAACCAGAACGTATAGTTAAGGATTGAAGATACTGACACAAAGTTGCTAGGGCTTTTAGACTCATCGAAGGTAAAAGTAGATGCATTCAAGTCATGTACGTTAGGCTCCCCCACTAGGTTGCTTGGAATCCTAGCCCTCGTCGGAGAGAATTTTGACAAGTTTACGTTCGTTAAGGCCTTTGACCAAAGAATACTCTCATGGTATGAGGGCATAGGTTGTGTTGCGAGTGAACCTAGTAGCTCTAACGCTGAGGCAAACTCCTGTTCAACTCTGTTAAGTCTAACATAATCCATGATCCATAACCATATAACATTAGGCTTTTGCCAATAATCCCCATGTAACTTAATAGCGGCAGACGGACTCAATCCTATAGGGTCGAAAAGCAATTCGTCAAAGTCTAGCGGTGCTATGGGTATGTCTGCAGAAAGACCCGAGTTACCATCCGCCCCTGCTGCATGTGCTATGTAAAATGAGGTCTGATCTACACTATTACTAGAGTATTTGATAACGTACGGCCTGGTCCAGAAGTTTGTTGAATCTCTATACTCAACAGCATACGAAAAGTCTTCATCAGCACGAGGGGGTCCTAAGTTTATATCGACTGACCTCTCGCCGTATTCGCCGTACATCGAGAACCCAACGTGGGAGTCCTTAAAAGAAGAATGTTGGACAGTGAATTTACCGTTTTTACCAGACATATCTTTATACAATTTAGCTTTGAACCAAGACACCAACATGTTATAAATGAAAGCCTCTTGACTGTCTACCAAATTGTCAGTACTAGCCAATGCCTTCAGCTCATCCCTGCCGAGTCTCATACCAGGTACAGTTCTAGAGTATTCATCGATGGCCCTCAGAGGATCATAAACACCGTCTTCATCTATGTATCTCTTGTTATAACCGTAGAAGTTAGATTTGGGTGTGGGATTTGAAACTCTAAATTTAGCACCAGTTATTTGGAAGTTAGAAGCCAATTCTAGCCCACAAGAATATTTCATGCCCTTCATATCTACTATTGCCCTTGTTTTATTTATCATTGTAAATCTGCCGTCACCCAGCCTAGGCTCGAAAGCCGCCCCAATTCCCAACTTAACAAAACTGTTTACGTACTCTGTCAACATGGGGATTATCGG